AGTTACTGCTGAGCATTACAGAGGGAAGGTTGCCAACTTATACAAGGATAGACTGGAAGTATCTGAAGATACTAAGGATACATCCTCTGATATCATGGACAGGATACGTTCTCTCTTAGGCAAAGATACCAAAGGTACGGACTCTAAGGACGATTTGATCCACTAACAGCGTTTAAACAGCCTAAACCTTGCGTCATGGTTGGCGCACGCATAATGCCCGCACGAACCACGCGCGCTAGGTTGACCCCCTCCCCCCCTCTCGCGCATCAACATCCATGCACACGCACTTAACATATTGATTCAGATTTTTACAGACCAACTTTTGACTTTTTTTTAACATGCGCATTGACATACCCCCTACCCCCTGTTTTAATAATAGGGGGGTAAGGAATCCTACTGAAGATATATTTTTTTTCTTGTATAAATCCCCTTGTCTTGCAAAAGATGGTACACCTGCCGGTGTACAATTCTGATGGAGGATTCTTTGCCTTCGGGTCCAATAAGAAGAGCCGCTTCCGCGCATGAAGAAACGGCTCTATAAAAGGGTGTGGAACTGGATTGAGAGGTTGTAAGACAGTTCCTGTTTTGGAGATACCCTTGAACAGAATTATATTGTGTTTTAATATGGTTGACAATACTGTAGGTTTATATGGAAGTAACACAAAGCCAAGTAGAAGAAGTCCTTGATCTTATCACTCCGGAACGTTTATCGCGTTTAAACACCTTACAGCGTAAGGAATTGGACAGTTTGATAAGAAACCTTGAGCATTCTGTTGTAAGGGAAAAGGGTCAGGAAAGTTTTTTGGACTTTTGTGCCTCTGTTTGGTCTGAATTCATCTGCGGTGCGCATCATAGTAAGATGGCGGAGGCTTTCGAGCGTGTTGCCAGTGGTGAGTGCAAGCGTCTTATGATTAACATGCCTCCACGTTTCGGTAAGTCTCAATTGACCTCTTGGTTGCTCCCTGCATGGATAGTCGGTAATTCCCCGAACAAGAAAATTATTATGGCATCACATACAGCTGAGTTGTCATTAAGGTTTGGTCGTATGGTCAGGAACCTTATAGATAGTGATGAATACCAGAAAGTGTTTCCAGAGGTAAGCTTAAATCTCGACAGTAAGGCTGCTGGTCGTTTCGACATGTCGGGTGGTGGCGAATATTTCTCAATTGGTGTGGGTGGTGCGGTAACGGGTCGTGGTGCTGATTTGTTGATTATTGATGATCCGCATTCAGAGCAACAGGGACAGTCTGCCGATCCTAAGATATTTGAGAATACTTACGAATGGTATCTCAGTGGACCGCGACAGCGTTTACAGCCGGGCGGTGCAATCATTATCGTTATGACACGATGGGGAAAGAAAGACTTATGTGGTTCAATTCTTAAAGACAGTATTACAAGGGATGGAAGCGATCAGTGGGAAATTATTGAATTACCGGCAATCCTACCATCCGGTAGAAGTCTTTGGGAAGATTTCTGGAAAATTGAGGAATTGGAATCAATCAAGGCAACATTACCTGTTTCTCACTGGGAAGCGCAATATCAGCAAAATCCTGTATCAGAAGAAAGTGCTTTGGTCAAAAGGGAATGGTGGAAGATATGGGAAGAAAAAGATCCTCCTAGCTGTGAATTTTTAATTCAGTCATGGGATACAGCATTTTTGAAAACACAAAGGGCAGACTATTCTGCGTGTACAACATGGGGTGTTTTTTATAAAGAGAATGATGATGGTTATTTGGCTCCGCAAATTATATTGCTGGACGCATTTCAGGAACGATTGGAATTTCCTGAATTAAAACGTAGAGCCTATGAACAATACAATAGTTGGATGCCTGATGCTTTTATCGTTGAGGCTAAAGCGGCAGGATCGCCTCTTATATTTGAATTGAGGAAAATAGGAATACCCGTACAGGAATTTACTCCATCGCGCGGAAATGACAAAATAGCGAGAGTAAATGCAGTTGCAGATTTATTTGCATCCGGTTCTGTTTGGTGTCCTGCAAAAAGATGGGCTGAAGAAGTTATGGAACAGTTTGCTTCTTTTCCTGTTGGCGACCATGATGACTTGGTTGACTCCTCAACACAGGCGTTATTGCGGTATAGGCAGGGCGGTTTTATTACATTGAGCCATGATGAACAAGAAACAGAATTGGGAGAAAGAATTGCTGATTACTATTAATTGCTTTAAAATTTGAACGATGGCAGAAAACGTAGATATTTCAATTGTCAATCCTGAAGCAGTTGCTATAGAAACTGATGATGGTGGAATGATTATTGATTTTGATCCCAGTGCAGATCAAGAGGTGGACTTCAATGCAAATCTTGCAGAACATCTTGACGAGAGGGATTTAGATCGATTGGCGGGTGAATTGATTGGTGCTTTTGAATCCGACAAGGATTCAAGGGGAGACTGGGAAAGAACCTATATAGAGGGATTGGACAATCTAGGTTTGAAGATTGAGGAAAGGACAGAGCCTTGGTCTGGAGCCTGTGGTGTTTATCATCCTCTTCTTTCAGAAGCTGTCATTCGTTTTCAATCACAAGCAATAAGCGAAATTTTGCCAGCAAGCGGTCCGGTGAGGACAAGCATTGTCGGCAAGATGACCGAAGAAAAAGAAAAGCAATCCAGACGCGTAGAGGATTACATGAATTATCTTATTACCGATATTATGACCGAATATCGAAATGAGGTTGAAAGAATGCTTTTCAGTTTGCCGTTGGCTGGTTCTGCGTTTAAAAAGATATATTGGGATATAACCATGCAGAGACCTTGTTCCATGTTTATTCCTGCTGAAGATTTTGTTGTCAGTTATGGTGCGTCAGATTTGCGTACAGCATCGCGTGTAACGCATGTTATGCGAATGACACTCAACGACATAATGAAATTGCAATATGCTGACTTTTATCGTGATGTGGTTTTGCCTCAATCTTCTCATGCTATTTCAGATAAGGTTAAAGAAAAATATGGTGAGTTGACAGGCGATACACCAAACTACGAATATGAAATGAATACTTACAGCAAGGATGGAATTCATACCTTGCTTGAAATGCATGTTGACTTAGACCTTGCAGGTTTTGAAGATATTAAGGAGGGGCAGGAAACAGGCATTGCATTGCCTTATGTTGTAACGCTTGATAAAGGTTCTGCAACAATTCTTTCAATCAGACGCAACTATATGCCGGATGATCCTCAGAAAATGCGTAGGCAACACTTTGTTCACTACCAGTATATGCCCGGCTTGGGCTTTTATGGGTTCGGATTGATACACATGGTGGGTGGTTTGGCTAAGTCAGCTACCTCTTTGCTTAGACAATTGGTGGATGCAGGTACTTTATCCAATCTTCCGGGCGGTTTAAAGACCAGAGGCTTGAGAATCAAGGGTGATGACACTCCAATATTTCCGGGCGAGTTCAGGGATGTTGATGTTCCGGGCGGAAGTATCAGGGATAATATAACTTTCCTTCCATATAAGGAGCCTTCAGCCACTTTGTACCAACTATTGGGCAATATTGTGGAAGAAGGTCGAAGATTTGCCTCAATTACTGACCTAAAAGTGTCTGATATGAACAATCAGGCTCCAGTTGGCACTACATTAGCCCTGCTGGAGCGCAATATGAAGGTAATGAGTGCAATTCAGTCCCGATTACATGCCTCAATGCGCCATGAATTGGGTATTTTGTCCGAAATCATCAAAGATTACATGCCTGAAGCCTATGAATATGAAATTGATGACGATCAGACCATAAAAGCGAGTGATTTTGACGATAGAGTGGACATAATTCCGGTTTCAGACCCAAATGCAGCAACAATGGCACAAAGAATCATGCAATATCAGGCTGCACTGCAATTAGCACAGACTGCACCGCAAATGTATGATATGCCGAAGCTTCATAGGCAAATGTTGGAGGTATTAGGCATACGTGATCCGGATGATATAGTTCCATTAGAGGATGATATTAAGCCAACAGACCCAGTTTCAGAGAATATGAATATATTGAACGGAAAACCAGTCAAAGCCTTCCAATATCAGGATCAGACTGCACATATAACAGTTCATATGTCTATGATACAGGATCCGAAGGTTCAGGAGTTGGCTTCCAAAGCACCAAATGCAGATG